AAAAGGACATCGTCGTCTGTCTGTTCGACACCTCCGGGGTCATGGGCGAACCCTGGCGGGCTGCAGGATTCCGTGTGATCCGGCTAGACCTGTTTAATGATCAGCCGTTCCGTGTCCCAGAACCGGGCGAGTCCGTGGCCGTGCAGGCGAACCTGCTGACGGGCGTTCCGGCCGAGATGATGGCCCCAGAATTCCTGGAGCAAGTTGCTTTCGTGGCCGCCTTCCCTCCATGCACGCACCTAGCCGTGTCCGGGGCTCGCTGGTTCAAGGGCAAGGGACTGCGCGCGCTGGCTGACAGCATCCACATGTTCGCCACTGCTGCAGAATTCTGCGAGGCGGCTGGTGCTCCGTACCTGATCGAAAACCCGGTCAGCACGATTAGCACGTACTGGCGTCAACCGGACCACACATTCCACCCATGGCACTTCAATCAGCTGGACGCCGCCAGCAGCTACACCAAGAAGACGTGCCTGTGGGTTGGCGGGGGGTTCCGGATGCCGCTCCGGCTGGTTGACGATTCGCTGTCTGTGGACGAGAACTACATCCACTACCTGGGCAGTCATGCCAAGAACGACAAGGGCAAGGACCTCCGCTCAGTGACGCCGGCCGGCTTCGCCAGGGCAGTGTTTCTTGCCAATGCAACACAAGACTGACCGTTCGTCGGGTGCGCTTGATTAGCAACACCCAATGAAGTACAGTTCACTCCATCGGCAGGCAATAATGCCGGCCGATGGCCAAGAGGATTAAATCATGTTCACTGAAGAATTCACGATCAACGTCTACACCAGTGACGCAATGGAAACCAAAAAGAACGCACAAATACACATCGAGCACGCGGCCCGGAACGGCGAGAAGGTGTTCGAAGAAGTGGTTAATGTTGATGAATTTGGTAACAGGGCTACACTGGCGGTTTACAAGGACGAAGACTCGGTTTTCTTCCACTACAAAGACCGCTATGCAACGGTTATTCGGAATGCAAAGTATGACCGGAATACGACGCTGGTGGCAGCAGAGTTCTTCCTTCAGAAATCCCAAAACAAACTCAACCAACTCCAAAGACTTCTGCCACACCTGATTAAGTAACAAAACAAGCTTTGCACCGGGGTTGGCAACGGTGCAAAACAATGAAATAATCACCAAATCACATCGCCGAATAGGCATCACTCGAAAGGAGCTGCTCCATGAACAAGACCATCCTCGCCCTGTCCCTGGCCCTGATCGCCGCCCCGGCGCTGGCCACCAATACCCCGGGCGCCGACTGCGTGGGCGTCAACGCCTGCAAGACCAACTCGGACAACCGCACCACCAACACGACCAACGCCCCGGTGGCTTCGGTCAACGGCGTCAGCCCGGAAGCCCACGCACAGCAGCAGCAGGGCCAAGGCCAGACGGCCACGGGCGGCAGCGTGGGTAGCCTCTCGACCACGTCTCAGGCCTCACTGACCACGGGTGGCTACACCTATAACAATCGGTCGCTGAACGTCAACCCGGTCACGGTGCCTGCCGCCGCCATGGTAGCCCCCTCGGCCGAGATCAGCCGTGTGGCCGACCCCTACTGCGGCCCGCGCCAGCGTGTCATGTCCCATGACGTGCAGGGGCGTGTGATCGGCATCCTCTGGGACTCGGAAGTGACCCTGGGCCAGAACCAGTGGCTGGCACCGAACTTCGAGGAACCGTACCGCCGCGTGGAGGTGATCCCCGGCCAACTGACCCAGCTGATCGGCCACAAGATGCACGAGACGACTACCGTCCTGACGGTCTCCACGTCCGGGGCGCTGGCCTTTGGAGCCAATGGCAGCAGCGGGCAGGGCGGCTCGATCGGCGGCAGCCACGGTGGCGCCCTGCAGCGGATGGTGACCACGATCCGCCTGCAAGAGTGCGTGGCCTACGAGATCGTGCCGAAGCAGGCTGAGCTGCCGAAGGTGAAGCCCCAGCCGAAGCGGAAGCCGGCCCCGAAAGCCAAGCCTCAGTGCGACGTGTGCCAGCGGCCACAAGTGAACCTGACGGTCAACGTGCAGAAGTGATGGTCAACGCCCGGGGCTTCAGCTCCGGGCCGCACGGACCCCGCTGACCTGCCGTACGCCGGCTGGCATTGACAAGGTGACCACATCAGCCTCATCATCCAATCACACCGGGCTCAGGCCCGGCAATCCTACGGAGCAACGAACATGCAAACCATCATCACCTACCCGGCTGACGCCGGATATCAACAGAAGCTGACCGTCATCGAGGACCACACGGTCGGGGCCAAGGTCCTGGATAGCTACGGCACGCTGACAGGCTCCAGGCTTGTCTTTGCCGTGTCTCGCGACGGCCTGTACCTGGTCTACGTCCACGGCAGCGGCTACCACAGACTGTCCGTGACCGACGACAAGGGAGGGGCCACCAGGATGCTTGAGCTGCTGAAGGAAGTCCACGGCATCGCGTCCGAAGCCATCGGGTGATTCCATTCACCGCGTGAATACCAGAGCCCGGCCATGCGCCGGGCTTTTTCTTTGCCGTTCGTCGGGTCGATTTGACGCGAGCATGGCAGGCCTGTAGCATCACCACGTGCCTGGCGATTGGCGCTGGGACTGACACCAAGGAGCGTCACCATGATCTACGAAAACACCCCCGCCCAGTGCCTGCTGGACGTCCTGAATGCCTACGGGCTGCGTGGCAAGAGTCGCTCGGATGCTGGCCAAATGCTGATCGAGGCGGCCGTGGGGCACGTATCCATCTTCACGGCCAAGGGCCGGGTCTTTGCGGCCACACGGGGCGGGAACGGCAATCTGGTGGTGGCTGTGGAGGCCATCTACCCGAAGGGGCGGGAGGCTGCCAAGACCCTTGCCATGGCCTCCCTGGCCATGCGTGGGCGTGCCCAAGGGGTGAAAGCATGAGCGCCGCCGACTGGACGCCGGATACCCATGTGGCTGGCCAGGAGGGCGATCCGGACTTTGGCACCTGCCGCGTGTGCCAGTACCACGATCCGGACACGGGCGCCCTGATGTACCGGATCGAGAAGGAATCGACCGCGCCAGCCGATGAGGCCGAGCTGATCTGCATCCACGTGTCGGCCGCCTACTGCCGCCGGCTGCTGGCCCACATGCGCGCTGAACTGGGGGGCGAGCTGGGAGCCAAGGGCGCCATGCTGCTGATCCGCGGCGCCACGCTGGCCTCTGATGGCGATCACACGCCTCCCCGATCAGTGGACCGGCCGGCAGGCCATCCGGACCCGCTGAGGCCGACCCGACACAACCCGGAGGGGAGCCCCGACTGGTCCGGCCGGTCCCGCCCGGAGGATGCAATCACAGTGCCTGAAGGGGCGATCACACCGCCCGAAGATGAGGCGGATTCGACCGGAGAACTGCCCTTCTGAACCTGAGTTATCCACAGGTTATCCACAGGCTCTGGAACCCCTTCGGGGGTTCTTTTTTTGCCCATTTCTTAGGCAATTTTTGGCTGCCTAAAAAACAGGCAAAACAATTACTAATTTTTTGGGGAGAGTCCAGTCCGCGCAAATAGCAATTTGTGAGCACTAATTGAGAGTCCCGGGATTGGCTCTACAAGCCATTCTACAACTTAGTAATGCCTCTCGACCCATGGGGTTAAGGTATGGAAAAACGTACTTTTCTATATCTTCCTATATAGGCGGATGGGACTCTACTAAGTTCCGTTTCGGGGGGGACTCTAGTGATTCACAAAAATGACGATTGACTTAGTGATGCCAAACCGGTACCATGGCCGCGTCAAAACTCGCCCTGGAGGCACCTTCCATGACACGCAGTTCCGCAGCCATTCTTTTTGTCACCCCCGTGCTCGCCCCGGGGCCCGTGCTCGATGCCATGACCCTGCCGCACAGAACCCGTGTGGTTGCATCCAGTGACCTGCCGACAGGCTGGGCTTGCGTCCTGCTGAACCTGCGGCCGGATGTTCTGAAAGATGAGAATCGGTCGCTGATTGCAACCCTGGCCAAGCCAAGGCCAAACCCGCATGCCAAGCGCAGCGATGGCGAGCTGCTGCGGAATCTGCGCCGCCGTGTACAAGGCTGGCTGAACTGCGCTGAACTACCACGGGATGCCGTTGCATCCACGGCCGAGCTGCGCGCCCGCCTGTATGCCGAGGCGGCCACATTCGCCACTGGCAGCCCGGGCGGGTGGTTACCCACTGTGGTCGCGCACCAGAAACCCGCCGAGAAGACGGTCAAGCCCCAACAGCCCGCCAGGCGCCAGCCACACAAGCCCCACAGCCCCCGCCGTGACCTGTACTGGACACTGACCACGGACAAGGGCCACCGCGTGCTCTACAAGGCCGCTAGCGCTGTCGGCAGGGCTATGTCGTCGGGCACGGCTCCCGTACCCCCGGGGTGGCACCTGACGCGCGGCGCGGAGCACGGAGACGGCTCCCGCGGCAGCCCGGCCAAGAAGATTCTCCGCGTGCGAGCAGACTACGATGCCGACCCGTCGATCCCGCTTGCACAGCGCCTGGCCATCGAGGCTTTTGTGACCTGGGTCAAGAACGCCGTCAGGAACCCGACGAGCGGCCGTTGACGGCGTGGCCGCGATCGCTCATCATTCGCTTCAACACCTTGCGGCGAAAGCCGCATGGCCCACCAGAAAGCCCGTGGCGCCGTTTTTCACCCTTGGCAAGGCAATCACCCTACCGCAAGCCAAAAACGCTCCACGGGCCTTCTGGAGTCTTCTGGAGGCATCCATATGCACCCGCTTTTCTTCATCCTCGCCTTCTTCGGCTTCATTCTGACCGTGTTCGGCCTGATGGAGCTTCATGCGCGCTCGATCATCAAGCGATTCGAGCAGACCATCAAACATTCGCAGGAGTGATAGTTCCATGATCATCATCGGTATCGCCGGACCGGCACAATCGGGCAAGTCCACTCTGGCGGGCGAGTTCCGCCGGCTCGTTGAGTTCCGCGGCCAGAAGTACGCCGAGCAGCCCTTTGCCGGGCCGCTGAAGCGCATGCTGGCCTCCATCGGGGTGGATACATCAGACCTGCCCAAGAACACCCCCGTGCCCTTCCTGGACGGCCGTATCACACCTCGCATCATGATGCAGACCCTGGGCACGGAGTGGGGCAGGGCACTCCTCCCCGACCTGTGGCTGCGTGTCTGGCAGCATGAGCTGGACGGCAATGCCCGCACGGTGTGCGTGCCAGACGTCCGGTTCGACAATGAGGCTGAGCTGATCCGCGAGCTTGGCGGCATCGTCATCCACGTCCAGCGAAAACCGACCGCCGATATGCTGGCCGTGCCCGCTCATGCGTCCGAGGCTGGCATCAAGCGCGTGAAAGGGGATATCATCTTCCGCAACGATCGGGGCATCGAGAAGATGGCCCAGCTCGCAGCGCAAATCCTGGACAACACCAAGTGAAACAACGCAAACCCCATGATGGCCCGAAGGTCATCGCCCTTGATATCGAAACCGCCCCGTGCATTGCCTACGTCTGGCGCACCGGCAAGCAGGTCCTGACCATCGACCACATCCAGCAGGAATCCACCCTGATCAGCTTCTCGTGGTCAGGGTGGGAATACGGCAAGGTCAGGAAGGCAAAGTACCTGTCCACCTTCGAGCAAGCCAATCAGCGGGACGACAAGCATCTGGTCACGAAGCTGTGGGAGATCCTGAAGGACGCCACCCACGTGATAGCCCACAACGGCGCCCGGTTCGACTGGCCGATGATCAACGGGGCCTTCTACCGCTGCGGGCTGAAGCCCCTGCCCAAGCCCAAGATCCTGGACACGATGCTGATGGCCCGCCAGATCGGCGGCCAGACCTCCTACAAGCTGGCGTGGCTGACCAAGGATCAGGCCCGGTCCAAGCGGTCACACAGCCAATTCCCGGGGCTGCAGCTCTGGATCGAGTGGCTAAACCGCAACCCGGCAGCGGAACGTGAGATGCGGCTCTACAACAACATGGACGTGGAAGCTATGTGCGAGCTGCTGAACAACGTGCTGCCATGGGCTCGTGGCCCACAGTTTGCCGGCCTGGTGCCGCAGTCTGAAGGCCGTGAGGATGAGGTTCATCACTGCCCGCGCTGCGGCTCCATCAACGTCGTGCCACGCGGCTTCACAACCACTGTGGCTGGCCGCTATCAGCGGTACCGCTGCTCCGACTGCGGCGGCTGGAGCCAGTCCCGCTTCCTGGTGCGTGAGAAACGCAAGCACCTGCTGAAGACGATCTGACCGACGAACGGCAGTTGACGGTCACCTGGGGTGAGCGTATAGTTCACCCCATCGACACCGCCCACACGGGCTCGCATGAAAGGAGTAGCACCATGAACCGCCACCTGATCCGCGCCTGCGCCACCAACACCGTGTCCGCCCTGATCGACAACCGCGGCGTCCTGTACACCTGCGACTTCCGCGGCCGCCGCCAGGCTGTCGCCCAGATCCGCCTCCGCGCTGTGGCCGTCAACCCCCGCAACCTGGATGCCCGGCTGCAAGCCGAAGCCATCCTGCGGGCACACAAGTTCCTGGGCATCGTCCTGCCTGTCATCTTCGAGTGCGAACTGGACGACTGAACCTCAACGCCTCCGCTAGGAGGCTCCTTCCAAGGAGCATGCAACCATGTTCGAGAAGCTTGTCTCTGACGCTCAGTTTGACTGGGTCGATATCAACCACACCCTGCTGACCTCTGCCGAGGCCGTTACCATCCAGCCCGGTCAGGTACAGGTCGTCCACACCGGTCTCTACACCTACGAGCCGCTGGCCCTGTCCTTCCGGAAGGGTGCCGAGAAGTTTGGCATGTGCGTCCTGTTGACCACGGCCCTGACGGCTGAACAGGAGGTCAAGGTGGCCATCCTGAACCGCGGCACAGAGCCTGTCACGATCGCCCCGGGGGAATTGCTTGTTGTGGCCTGCCGCCTCGGCGTGAACCAACCGATTGACGACAGCATCTGACCCGCATACCATCCACACATCGCCCGGCAACCACGCCGGGCTCAGCCCTAAGGAGTACACCATGATGACCACCACCACCTACGGCTTTCGAGCCGAAGAAGAACGCATGCAAGCCTCCGACGAGCGCGCCGACGCCCGTATGCGCCGCGAGACCCGTGTCTGGAGCGCGCTGCAATCCATCACGCAGCCCCACCTCCGCGAAAGCGCCTACGACGCCCTGAGCGCCGAGATCGACGATGGCGAGTTCATCCCGTGCTGGTTCCAGGTCGGCCCCTACGTGGTCGGTGTGGCCGATGAATCCGGTGAAACCATCGCCGTCTACAAGATCCTGCCGCACCAACAGGGCCTGATCGGCATCGAGGCACTAGCCCAGCGCCCCGGCGAGATTGGCGTGGAAGGCGGTTTCATCTACCACGAGGTCATCGGCAATGCCCTGTGTTACGCCCGGTTCCACGAGGGCGAGTTCCTTGTTGACATCACCACCGCGGAGTGAGCCATGAATCGCATCATCGTCTTCGTTGCCTACTTCTTCATCGCTGCTGTTGCCGTGCTGCAGGCCGCATCCGTCCACGCCACTGAAGCCGCCTACCGGGGCGCCGTGGCCGCCAACTGGTGCAACTACCTGGGGCCGGACTGCAAGCCCTACGGGCTGTCCGTGCGGGCACAGCGTGTCTTCCGGTTCCTTCAAGCCACCGACCTCGGCCTGCTGGGTGGCGTGACCCGCTACGAAGCCACGAAGGAGATCACCGACACGGAAGCCGCCGTGACCGCCTCCGACCCAACGGCCTGCTACGAAGCCCGGGAGCTGGCCCGGGCCATGCGCCACGCCTCCGTGCCAAGCACACGCCGCTGGGGCAGAGAACTGTTCGAGCTGGTCAGCCAGAAGTGTGATTGACCTGCCGATGCTGCAATGGAAAAGGGGCCTTTCGGCCCCTTTCTCATTTCTGCTGCCCTTGCACGTACTGCCAGCAGGAGTCGGCCCAGGCCTTCAGTTCGTCGGCGCGGTCGGCTTCGGATCGAAGAAATGCTCCAGCCTCATCCGAAAGTCGCCAACCGGCGGGGCCTCCTGGAGCACTGACGGTGTGACCGGTGCCGGAGGCGTTACGGTCGCGCAGGCTGCCAGTGTGCTTGCCAGCAGCAGCACGCAGACGCCGCAGCTCAGCCTGATACTTCCGGTCGATCGACTGGGCCCGCCTGAGGCCTTCACGCTCCGCGAGTTGGATCTGCTCCAGGGCCCGCACATGCTGGGCATCACTCCTCGCCTCGTGCCACTGGTGCAGCATCCACATCCCGGCCAGGGCCGCCAGACCGTGCGTCAGCATCCACACGGGCAGGCGTCTGACGGATGACGCGAGCGACGATAATAGCAAGGCCCATCCACTTGGCGTAATCATCACCCAGGTACTCCTTGATCTCAGGCAGGTAGTCACCCGCCAGTTCCAGTGCAATCAGCACGGCGGCCGCCTGCACGCTCAGCAGTCGCCACGCCCGCTTCCAGTCATTAATCAGCAGTTTCATCGCTCCGTCTCAAAGTGAGGTCCATCGAAGAACTTTGCAGCCAGGAAGGGATAGTCATGGCAGTTCGGGCCGCTGATCCAGCGCCAGGATCCACCCCAACGCACCGGCAGCCCAAACTCCAGCGCCACCTGTGCGAAGGTCCGGGCCAGCTCCGCGTAGGCCCTGGGGCTCCAGTCCGGCTTGCCGCCGGGCATCACCACCAGATCCACTGCGTGACCCGTAAGGTGCTTGCTGTCCAGCGTCTTCGACTTGCCGGCCGCTACCAGCTCGCGCTGACGCCCCTTGGTCCGCAGACCTTCAACCACGTGACATTCCACGGGGTGCCGCTTGATGACTGCCAGCGCAACGGCCGCCAGCAGCGTGTCAACGCCCTCCAGGCGCTCCAGGTCACGGGTGCTCGGCTCAGCCACGGCGGTTCCCCTCGATGCGGTCCTCGAGGCGGGAGAGCTGGCCCGTCTGCTGGCGCATCATGGTTAGCATCTGCCCCATCTGGGCGGATAGGCGCTCGATCTCGCTGCGGCTGACCGTGTCCTTCTGCGCCTCCACGCGGGCTTGCATTACCCGACGCTCCAGGTCGGTCAGCTGATCGGATTGCTTGGTGATGCGCGCCTGGATGGCGGCCACCCACGCAAGGGCGATGGGGGTGATGATCGTGGCCAGGCGCTGAAAATCGTTGAGGTCCATCTGAATCTGTCGCAGAAATGGCACGGGCCGGAGGTTCCGACCCCGTTGATTCTAGCACGCCGTGATCGTCAGGCCGGAATGCCAACAGCCATCCACAGTCCCGCCGTGGGCTGATGAAAGAGCGTGAACCCCGTGATCTTTCCCTGCTCGTTGATCAGCTCGAAGCGCGGGTAGTTCACGTCGCCATAGAGACTGAACAGGATCAGTGGGTTTTCGGCCATCGGCACTTCGAACCTGTGCGTCCGCGGCCCGATGCCGACGCCCCCTTTGTTCAGTGCGCCAACCTGAATCCCGGGGTTGGAAGCGAAGACACTCCCGATCGCCTTATACCGCCGCCGCAGCTCTGGCGTGACCGTCGATGTCTTCCACGTCTCGATTGATCCGACGCGATTCTGAGCATTCAGCGCGTTGCCATTCGCCGTGTTCGCCGTGCTTTGGGCGGCCGCAGCCGCGCGACCGTTTGCCGCGATCTCGTTGCTGGTCATCCGGGTGATTTCCGACCTCGTAGCGTCCCTGGTCATCAGATGGTTGTAGGCATCGCTCGCGGTCGTCAGGTTGGTTCCATTGGTACCAACGCTCGACCGGACCATCCGGATACCTAATTCTGACATCCCCGCCCGTGAGAGCCTGTCATTCTTCGAGGCGATCACGAAATCGATGTCAGCGTTACCGCCGATATTAAGCTGATTCGCAGTCTTCCCGCTCTGCGTGGCATTCATGCGACGCAGGAGCTCACGCAGCTGATTCTCTTCAGTGGGTGTCAGTGCCATTTTACGGACGCTCCGTCATGGGTTGAATGGTGACGTACCTCGACGCGCTGCCGCACGTCGCGTTCACGTTGATGGTGATGACGCTGCCGGTCACGGTCACGCCATTGATGGGCGTCACGGCGCTGCCAATCACGTAGTTCGGCACGGCGACCAGCTTGCGGTTACTCAGACTGCCGTCGTCGGCAAAGCCGCGGATCTCAAAGGCCTTGATCGTCTGCACGCCGTTTGACCGGAAGCGGAACAGGTTCGGGATGTCGATCGCGCCGGACGCCGGCTTCTCGAGGAAGAACGGGGCGCTCAGCGTCAGTTGCGAGAACAGCCAGTTGAACCACTCAGCGGCCACAGGGGAGCCGATACGCCCCGGGCGAGCGCCCAGGAAGCCGGTTGCCATCAGGCTTGCCGGCGGCTGCCGCATGTTGTTGTACTGCACGTTGGCCGGGTTGCCGACCTCATCAGTAGGTGAAAAGTGCTTCATCAGCGCATCGTCTCAGATTCGGTCAGCCACTGGATCGAGCAGAATCCGCGTGACAGCGGTTCCTCGAATGTTAGTGCATCCACGAGCAGGATTGTACCATCGGAATCGACAAGCGGGCCGTCACCGGTATTCGTCAGCAATCCCGGTAGTGACGGAACGAGCGACGCGAAATTGATGGCAAGGTCAGACCATTGATTTTGGCTGGGGTTCAGCGGCTTGTATATGGTCCGCGCCGAACTTGCATTGTTGTTGCTGATCAAGACCAGCGACTGCTGGTCCGTGGACTGCGTCACTCCAACGAAGAAGCCATCGTTCGAAACCGTCACCTGACCACCAAGGATTCCGATGTGATCCGTGTACGGCCGCGCCCATCCGTAACTAATGTAGTTCCCACCGGCACTGAACTCGCGATACCGGAGGATGTGCCCCGGGTACTCCAGGTGACCTGCTGCCAGTCTAGACGCGCTGTTGTATGCGCCACGAGTCGCATTTGATTCGCCAATTATAACGGGTGGCACGCCCTGCCGAGGGAACACCTCGGCCAGGATGCGAGCCACTGCCGACAGGCGGGGCTTCTGCAGACTCTGCTGCAACCAGGTCAGCTGTTCCATGTAATCGTCCCCACTTCAGTGGATCGGGGGTCTTCCGGCAGCGTGCCGGACCCGTTCAGCAGCACCGTGCAATCCAGCAGCCACGGCAGTTCGCTCGCCATGATGGCGGCGATCTTCTGACCGTAGATGACGCCGGGCTTGACGACCTCACGGCGGATGATGGCTTCAGCGGCCGAGTTGTTGCGGGTCTGGCCCGGAACCAGCGACACACCCTGAATCACGATGTTGACGCCCCGTGTAGCCGACACGATCCACTGCTCGCCCGTACTCGCATCACGATAGCCGCCTACTTCCGGCGCCCACGTGGGGATGCCGGCAGGGCGCGCGCGCTTGATGGCGGCAGCGGCCTTGACCGCGTCAACCGGCCCGTGGAAGGCGATCGCGATGGTACCCGGGGGTTGTCCTTGCGGCGACAGGGCAGGCGCCAGCCACTCGCTTACCGTGGCGGGCATGCCCTCGGCCGCCAGCGCCGCC